CACAATGTAGACAGTGTGCGACCATAATGACCCTGCAACCATTTGTATGCTTGAGTGTCATAGATTTGCTGAAAAAGAGTCACAAACTCTTCTTCAGTTACATTACCTTCTTCGTAACGAAAAAGTAGATCTGAGTCAGGCATTGTTAGAAGTCGTAGTTAGAATTGAGAGCACCTTCAAAGGATTTATCATCATAACCGATGACATTCTCAGGATCTATCTCATCAGCAAACTCACGCATCTCAGGTAGATCAAAGATCTCACCAGGAGCATCAGCAATCTCTGACCAAAGTTCATCATACATAATGGATCTCCGTTCTTTGACTCTTTAAGTATTGCACAGAATGATGTGCTTTGGGAGTTTATTGTGCCACTTCTACATGTGGCACAAGGAGCATTTCTGCTCCCACACTTTGCCTTTGAATAACCACAAACAAAAGCACATTTATTTAGTCCAATTTTTTTCCATCACAAAGTTATGATGACTGAACTCGTGACGATTCACAAGTTTGAATGTACCATACTTGGTGCTGCGAACATAACCTTCATGCTCACACTCTTCACCGTTGACATAACACATCAACTCATCATCGGTGTGAAGAAGTAAAAAGAAAGACTCTTTGATTTTTATCACGAGATTGTAGAAGTTGAACAGGTGAACATCAGCACCAGTCATTTCTGCAAGCACCTCAGCATCAAGATCTTCACCACATTTGATGAGAAGATTCACTGCTTTCTTGATCTCTTCAACATCTTTTTTGCTGACAAATGTGACCAGAGAACTCATCTGTTTGGCAAACTTACTAAGTGTCAGCACCTCAGTGAAGTTGCCGCGGAAGTATACATCAGGTTTGACAAACAAAACAACATCATCACTGTTCAATTCTGGAATCTCAAATGATGCAACAGCATCTTTGAGTGTAGGACCAGAGTAGGAAGTATGAGGAGCAATGATAAACACCTGATTCACTTTCTCTTTGAAAGAGTAAGTAATCGTATTGGGTCGGTAAGTATCATCACCACCGAAACCAATAAAGTCACCTTGCACCACACCTTTGATGCGAGGCAGACAATCAAATGCTACGTGCAAAATGTCAGCAACTTTGGGAACATTGCCATGATTGATGTCAATGTCCTCATGACAGTAGTTGATCTTGATTTTCACTTTGTTGAACACACTTTTGGTGCCCACAAAGAACTTTCCAGTCTCAGGATCAGTGCCCCAAACTATAGCAGGAGCACCGTCAATCTTGACGGAAACTTTATCTTTAACAGATTGATTTGCAAACCAATCTAACACTGAAAGATCACCAGTGAGAATGGAATCTTCAGGATGCTCAAGATGTGTGTTTTTCATGTCTTTAGTATGGCACAGCACAGGAGCAAAGTCAACCCCTGAATCATCAGTGTATTTTATGAGTTTAATTGAAATGGATTAAACTCTCTCATCAGACGAATACGCAGGTTCAATGGTATGCTTACACTCCTCAAACAAACTTTGTAGAATCTCGTCACAGAGTTGATACGATTTACTTGTCACGCCCACTGCATTTGCTTGATAGTATCGTACTGCGTTGTAGATAACTTTCCTCTGCTCCAAGTTAAAGATTTTATCACTCATTTCGATTCAATACCTCCATAGTTGACACTAATTTATTATACAATGCAGGCAAAGAAACCTGATTTAGATTCTCTGCTATTTTCTCATCTTTACGATTCAACAGTTGAAGTGAAGTCATCAAAACATTGAGTTCGTTGACATTTAGACTGACAGACATGATAGTTTATAGAATAGGATTTGCACTCAAAACTGTTGCATTTGGATTCTGAATGAGAGCATATCTTTTTGCCTCAGCATAATCCCGAGCAACACATTCAATAAAGAATCTTGTACCAAGATAAATGCACTCAACTTTGTATTTCATGATGATTAATTGTTTTAAGTTAATTGTTATAAATTACACTGTTTGCCAGTGTTGTGCTTCTGTTGAAGTTAGATACTGCGTCGTTTTCTTGACTACTCTTATAGTATTACATAGAATCTGGGCAAAGTCAACCCCTGAATCATCACTATATTTGATGAGTCAAACTGTCATTGATAAGTTACGTAACTTATCACACTACATGGGAAGTTTACCGATTGACTTTCCTTTTTTGTGTGCTTGAATGTATTTCCGTGCAGAACCTTCAGTTCTACACAGTTTCTCAAGTTGTTGTCCATTGTGTATGATGATGTATCCTTTGTTAGCATAGGGAACTGCTGCGTATTCTCCTTTATTGACTATAAATCCTTCCATCATTTCCTCACCACACTCACAGCAGGTTCACCTTTGGTGAAAATCGTATCAACAACCGATTGAACTGCACGAGCAGTGCTGATACCAACCTTGTTATAGACAGGAATACAAACCAGACCGAACGATTTGCTATACCGACCAAGGTTGCCAGGTTGAATCAAACCATCACGAAGTCCTTTTGCGTCGTCATGATGCAACCTGATGACACGTCCGATAGTTTGACTGATGCCAATAAAGTCCATGTTGCGAAGAAACAAAACTGCCTCAAGTCCAGAGACATTGATACCCTCAGACAAGATGCTATGATGCAACACAACAAACTTCTTAGAGTTATCCTTACCCCATGCAGAAAGAGTGTCAAAGAACACCTCACGATTGACTTTGCGACCATCAATCACTGCACCAGTCTTGGCAGTAATATACATCCAAGAGAAACCACGTTGCTCTAACTCAGCACAGAAATCAGTTTCTGACACCAGTGAAACGATTTGCTTGGTTGCCTTAGCACAAATCAGAATCTTGCTGGCATTGTTATCATCAATCGTTTCCAGCAGATTAGCAGCATCACGATCAAAGTTTGTCTGCTTGCCAGTCACCATTTCCAGTTGCTTGACTACAACTTTAGGGGGCACAATGTATCCACCTTCGACAAGTTCGGGAGCAGGAACTTTGCAGATCACTTGACCATAAACATCCACATCATTCATGCCTGGTTTACCCACAGTCACGGAATGTTTCGGAGTTGCAGTAAAGAAATAGCAACGGTCAGCATTAGCAGCAAAGTGCTCCGTAGCAGGGAAAAAGTTACGCTGAACGCTGTTGTGTGCCTCATCAAAGTAAATGGTATCAACGTGAATATCTGCCTGCTGAATACGTTGCAGGGAGTTGTAAGTGGTGAAGATGATACGATTGCGCTTGTAAGTCTGCACCGCCCAATCATAGATACCAGCAGGACTGGTGGTGGACTCGTGATGAGTCTCCCCAGAATGCACGTGAAGCACACGAACCATAGGATCAGTGATAAACTCCAGAAACTCACTGGACAACTGCTCTGCCAGCAGAATACGGGGAGCAACTACAACAATAGTCTGAGGAGTTTGTGACTGAAACTCACGCAGAGCATCATAAATCATCTTCAGAGTCTTGCCACCACCAGTAGGCACAATCACCTGACCTTTGTTGTGCTTTTGCATAGCAGCAACAGCACGTTCTTGATGCGGACGGAGTTGAAGTTGCATTACAAATGAATCAATACAAGTATGATAGAAAAGATTAGGCAAAAAGTCAAGGATCTTGTGCCAGTTCTTCAACTGTCACGTGCTTACATAGTTGTCTTTTAAGTTCCACCTGAATGTTGATAAGATGACCATACAAAAACTGCTGATACTCATTACCTTCCAGAAGATTTGTGAGTTCAGTTATACATTCAAGTGACTTGATGAGTTTATTTTTCTCTGTGAGAGGAGTTTTCAACCATTCATCCAACACTTTATCATCAATAGGCAATTCAATCATTTTCTACATTCCAAGAAATAAGAATACCGTGCCGACCCATCAGGATTGTATTGTACCACATCACAACCCTTATACTCATCCACCACCTCAAATCTTTGGTTTGATGGTGTAGGTTGTGCGTCTAACCAGTTTGCAGCACCATTTAGAATAAACACTAACAGAATCAACACACCAAACACACCCACACCTAACATAGCACCAGACAGAAACTCTTTAAGTGCTACTTTATCGTCTTGTGTCATCGTGGTGGGGGCATCGTGAGTGCTCTGGCAGTTGTTTCTTGATACCTCATAAATGTCTTTAATACTGATTTAAGTGTGAGTTGTAGTTCTTCTACATCTTCACACTGGTCAATCGTCCTTGACATTTTTTCATACTCAAACATCTTTGCAGGACTATCGAGTTTGATATCATCGGGATGTGTTTCTGACATGTTATCGTCTCCGTAAAGTTCGTCGAATAAAAAGGACCAAGAGTTCGTCATACATCCCACTCCCGTGCTTCCCAGTCCATCAAGCACATATCAGTTTGCTGTTTGTCAGTATAGTTATCGTAGGCATATTGACGACACTCTTCTTCTGTGCCCTCAAATAGCATTTCATACATTTTGTGGTCTCCATCGTAGGTAAACTTATACAATCCCCACTCGTCGTAGCAATCAGGAAAGAACGGCATCATACCCATCCAGCAAAACTAAAAATGTATGATAGTCCCCATTCTAATGTATGAGGTGGTAATTCGTCAATATGTTCAAATACAAGTCGTCGTGCATGTAAAATACGTTCTTTGCCGACTGCAAGTAAATTAGCTTTAGAACCCTTGAGAAACTCATTAAAATCTTCTTGATTGTTTTGCTTTTGACCTGAAATATACAAGCGTCGCATTTCAGTCATCAATTCTTTTGTTTCGGGTGAAAATGTGACTGTATTTTCGCCCACAGGTATTTCCATACGCTTCATACAACCCATAGAAAACTTCATAGCGTCTCTGACTTCATCAACCGTCAGTGTATCATCATCTCCACTACGATAAGAGTGTTGAATGACACCATTTGTGCATTCAATCACACGCAACAGGGCTAGTTTATCTTTTTCTACATCGGGTAGTGCTTCAAATTCTGTTTTCCAATCAATCATTGTTCCCATACCATCTGATGTGCAAGTTTATCTCTTAACGCATTAATTCTTTTATCATCATACTGCTGAAAGTTTCCACGCTTTTCTACTTTTTTGTAATAATGTAACGCATTAATAAT